GCAAGTCCGTGTCCGCATTTAGGGGGTCGCCCATGATCTAGATACCATATCTAGTATGGTTTGGCAATATAGGAAAGCTTTTGAGTCGATACCAGTCAAACCCAGATGGAAGCACCCCAGTTTTCAGGCATAAAAAAAGCCCTCGTTTTTTTAGGACGAGGGCTGATAGACACGGAGATGTGTCAACTTTTAGGGCTAAGTATTTAACCTCTCATTAATGTTAAATCTTTCAGAAAGACCTTGCATGATCTTTTGCCCAAATCTTTTAACCTCGGGATTGTTTGAGGTCATTACAAATTCAAATATCTCATAATCGAGATACTGACAAACAGCTTGATAGTTAATAACTTCACTACCAATACTATTAACATGAGAATTCTGTTTGACCAGAATATCTCTTTTAGCTTTTTCCAATTCAGCTTTGATAACTGTTTGAATGTCGCTAAGAGTTAAGTCATTTGACATAGTATATTTCTCCATTTCTATCCTAACTTTATAGGAAAAAAGCAGAAACTACAACACCTCTTTTAAAAAAGATTTAAGACCATTACATAAGTTTAAATTTACCACACAACTTTCCCTGCTGACTGGTTTTTCTATATATAGTAATAGTGTCCAAAGGCTAGATATTTGCCTCAATGGAAAATGTTCGTGAACAAAACTCAACACACATTGTGCAACTCGATTCCCGGGTATCCGCTATATACTATATAATGGTAGCAAAGGCTACAATTCATCTTCAATGGAAAACACACCTGCAGCGGCGTGCTGCCCGGTAAATATACTATATATTACTAGAAAGGGTACGATTCACCCACAATGGAAACTAAAACAAGATAACGAAAAACGGCTCCGCCACTATCAGCAGAGCCAGAACAATAATATATTTCACACGGCCAACGCAGACTTAAACTCATCAACTGCCCCTTCTAAATCGAGCATTTCCTGCATTCTATTCCAGGGGTCGCTGCCCGGTGACACCTGCACCGATGCCCCATCGAACCAGTCCAAGAACCAATATTCGAGCCGATGCAGCTCTTTGTCCTCGTTCACATATCCCCGCAACTCGTCTCCTGGTCCACCCCAACTAAACTGCCAACGCCAATAGCCTTCGGGCTGATCGTCCCACGTATGCGGGGGCACATAGTCAAAGCCCAGGTGATCAAACTCAGGATCCTGCAGATCTTTCTGACGGTCTTTCCATTCTTCATCTACTCTTTGCTTGCATGTTTTACTCATCTTTCTTGTCTCCAATCTCTGATGGCTTTAAGTAATAGTTTATTATCTTCGAGTAATTCTTCGCCCAAACACATAGATTGCCTAATATTAATAATTAACCATTCTCTTATCTTATAAATAACTTGTTTGTCTTTCATCTTCTTTCTCCTTTTATTATATCCCATTTATATAGGATACTCTAGCAGCTGTCAACAACTGTTTACCAGGAGCTCCTGACGCTTTTTTTATATATATAGTAGCACTAAAGGGCGAAATTCACGGGCAATGGAAAACGTTTAGAGGCACTAAATTCATCACCACAGGTGTGTGGCTGCTGCNGTCCGGAAATTGTTATNTTATTATTGGTCGACAGGGCATGATTCACGGGCAATGGAAAACGCAGCTATCACCTCTCCTGCCGAGCCAGAACTGTTATAAGTAATATGGCACAAAGGCCACTTTTCACGGGCAATGGAAAACGCAGCTACCATCTCCTGGCGGAACCAGCAGCTATTATATATATATTATAGTCGAAACGCTAGTAATCGACGTGATGGAGAATGGTCAGAGTAGCGAGCCAAAAGAAAGGCTTGCGAAAACCCTTGAATCGTATGAGGAATGCCCCCAATACAAAGACCAACGATCCGAGAAACATTAACATCCCACCATTATAGGATAATCAGGAGCTGCTGTCAACCCAGTCTGTACCCGGTATCCTAATACTATGTATCAGCGCCAATGGGCGATAGATCCCCGTAATGGAGAACGGGGTCGAAGCAGCGTAGCAGCAGCTCCTGGTTCCATGGATAGGGTACAATGGCCACGGGCGGAGTATCCAATCCCGTAATGGAGAGTTCACGGGCCTGGGATCCTGAATATATATACACCCCCCTCCCCCCGAGGGCCTGTGCCATGATAAAGTTATTGCCACCTGCCAAATTATAACTGTAATTCCACGCAATTTGCTTAGGCGTTATACTTATCTTTTTCACACGAGTACATTTCAACTCTGCCCAAAACATGACAGAATCTCCCATTTCATTCTTAAAAACACCGTGCAAATCAGGCACCCCTGGAGAACTTGTGGATTCTATTCTAGTCCAATGTATTCTCGGAGTCACTTCTTTCAGTTTTTTCCAAAATCTAGTCTCTGGTTTTGTTGTCATAAGGCACACCATCCTCGTTTTCAGTGATGCTATTGTGCCATACTTTACCAAAAATACTAAACCAAAAATGTTTCCAAACACTTGACTCAGCTTGTCTCATAGCTCTTAATGCTCTCTGTTGACGTTTGATATTTAAAGTTAAGTTATCCATTTCTTTCTACCTCCAATATTGATTTTCCTATGTAATAAGGAATATGTGGAATCAAACTATTTCCTAATGATTTAAGTCTGTCCACCCTTTTGGGTACCCCATGAGCCACTCGACCCACGTCGGGTTCAACTGACCACCAGGCGCTCCCTCTTGATATGCTACCTCTGTCTCTAGGTATTTCTTGTGATGCAGATTCGCTATGTTTTGAGTCAGCTTTGAATTCATTCCTGCCGCTGCTCTCGGTGTCGGCCACATCAATCTTGGATGTGCTACCTGATCGTTCAAACTGATCGGCATCCCCTTCTCTAGTTTCATCTTCATCCTGGTTTCCGAAGAAGGACCACGGCCACTGTGAGCATCGGGTGTTCTCCACATCTTCACTATTGTGGGATCCACCTGTTCTCTCAAATTGGATGGTCTTGTTCTGCCCTTCCTTGCTGTTGTCATCTGTTTTTTCACTGACTCGAGACTTCTCTGTGGTAGATGATCCATTGTGTTCGGAGTAGCCCACAATCCAGACTCTTTCTCTTTGGTGGACTGCACCGACGCTCGAAGCTGAAATACTAAACGCTCTTGCGGAGTAACCTTCACTCTCCAGGTTCTCAAGTACGGTGTCGAGACCGAGTTTAATGTGTCCAGCAACGTTTTCTCCAATAACCCAAGTCGGTCTGAGTTCTTTGATAAGTCTAAAATACTCTGGCCAAACGTGTCTCGGATCCTGCTCACCTTTTTGACGTCCAGCGATGCTGAATGGTTGACAGGGGTATCCTCCTGTGATGATGTCGATTTTAGTATGTCCATTTGCTTCAAGTCTTTCACTATTTAACTCCTTTACATCGTCATAAATTGTAACCCACGGCCAATGCTTTCTTAAAACCTTTTGACAATATGAGTCGTAATCACAAAATGCTACAGTTTCAAATCCACCTGTAGATTCTAAACCTAAACTAAATCCACCTATACCTGAAAATAAGTCTAAGTGTTTAAGTTTCATCTGGTATAAATATAGGGCTGTGTCCACCCTTAGCTGCTAGCTCTGATTCAATAAAATCATACTTAGGATCTTTTCGAACTTGATGACCTTCAAACAATTTATTCATCATTTGATTTGGCGTTAGCATCTCGTGGGTTCTATCAGAAAACACTATGACATAAACTTGAGTTTCGCTTGTTTGTGTTTTGACTTTCCATCTTTTAAATCTGTGAATAGCCTTACCATAAGATTTTGATATGTACTCTTCCATCTTATGTTTACCCAAGAGTCTCTCTTCCTTGTCACGCATTTCTATTTTCCAAATTGGCTGTTCATGCAAACCAGTTCCAGGGTTTGTATCTCCCTCATCTATTTGCTGTAAGCCTACGATAATTTTGCTCATGATCTATTTTTCTAATACCTCCTTTCTTTTCTTGTTCTGCTAATTTGTATTTAATTTTAGGCCAAAGGATTTTGACCAACGGGTTGTTCATATCATTACGACCGAACAAAGTTATATTTAAGTGATTACACATAATATCAAACTCTGTCTTGTCCAAATCAATTCTTATATATGCTCTTTTCATTCTAAATTCTCCTTACAAGATAATTTATCCCATAAAGATAAGAATTGCAATACTATTCTTTGTCAGGAAGTTCAACAAAATCAGCATCTTCTATGTTAATGCTAAATTGTTTTTCTATTTCTTTAAGTTTTTCTTCTACTTCAACTTTAGATAATTGATCAATAGATCCTGTCAATATTTCTTTTCTATCAATATAAAGTCCTGCTGCCTGACCTCTGGACTTTTCAGCTGCAACTGCAGCGGCCCAATTTCCTGACTCTTCAGCTCCTCTAGACAAATCATCCAGGCGTTTTATATGTCTTGAGTAACTAACTTTATACTTCTCTTGCCATTCTCTACGTAATCTTTCTATCTCGTCTACAACTTGAGGAAACATCTTTGGATTTTG